AGTGAAGAATGGACTTATTCAGAAGGAGAACAACCCGTAATCAATAGGCAGTTCAGCAGATTATTGGCTTTGGACGAACTGGACAAGGAGGCTACAGAAGAGATAAATACATATGACCTTTCCCCGTCGGAAGCCTTACAGGTCAAAGATCGATACCCCGAATGGGAAACCGGAATAAACGTCAAAACCGGCGAACGATACCGAGTTGAAGATGTCCTTTGGGAATGTGTTAAAGACCATCTCACACAAGAGAACTGGAAGCCTAGCACAGCCACCCTAAGCCTGTGGAAAATAGTAGACGCAGAAGAACATTCCGGCACGATAGAAGATCCTATTCCATATAAGCAAAATATGGCACTTGAATTTAACAAGTACTACACGCAGGACGGAGTATTGTACCTCTGCATACAGGCTATGACACCGGGACCGTACGATTTAAAGGATGTGCCGGCGCATGCGCAGCCGATAAAGCAGTGACAAGCAACAGTCGGTTGGAATATAATAATCCCTGCAAGAAGATACAATCCTATTCTTCTTACAGGGATTATTATTTATATGGTATTGTTTTTTGTTATAAAGTGGCACAATTTTACGACAATGAATCTATTGTCGTATTTCATTAAGTTAAATATTTCTCTCCCAATTAGCTACTTAATACTTTTATGCTGAATTAAAAACGATCAAACATGAAAGATAAAATTTTCAACTCCTTAAAACAGAATTATTCAAATCTTGGGTTAAGTGATGAAATCTTGAAGGGACAGGCCGAAGCTCTTGCTAATACAGGCTTTGTAACTGATGAAAATCTACAGGCCGTTGTTGATGGTCAAAAAACATTCTTGTCTTCTCTTCAGAGTGGTATTGATAAGCGGGTAACAGATGCTGTCAATAAAGCAAAAGGGGAAAAGAAAGAAGAATCTGCTGGTGGGGGCGAGCAGAAAAAAAACGAACCCGATTTGCAGAAGATGATTGAAGACGTACTTACTGCAAAACTGCTTCCCATTCAAGAAGAGCTTAATGCTTATAAAGCAAAGGAACAGCAGGCTGTAAGGGCTAATATGATCGCTTCTAAGGCGAAAGAACTAGGTATACCGGAATGGAGAGTCAAAGAGGGATTTGCCATCACCCCGGAAATGGATGAGGCTGCAATTAACTCTTACTTGGCAGGCGTAAAGCAAAACATTGTTACCGCAGGGCTTGAGAGTAGTAACGCATCTGGCGTTCTGTCTACTTCAGAGGAAAAATCTAAAGAAATGGCTGAAGAATGGGCAAAAGGTCTTCCAGATGCAAATTAACCATTAAAAAATAGAAACAAATGGGAGTTAAATTCGAAGGTAAATCTTATGCTGGCAACATGCCGGTATTTTGGCGTGGAGAAGCCAAAATCCTCCCTGGAGGATATAAACTGTTGCAGACTTTCCCAAAAGGGACAGTAATTCCCAAAGGGACGCCATTACATATTGTTATCGGAACCCTTACTGCGGCTGTATCCAAATATGCAAAAGTCGTATCTGGCGGAACAACCACAAAACCGAGAGTCCCTAAAGGAACTTTATTTCAGATTAATGATATCGTAATGAAGGAGGGGGAAACAACCGGTGTTACGGTATCTTCCATTGATACGTCAAATGCAGATTATGATGTATTGACATTGTCGTCTGCTATTTCGGGGCTTGCAGCAGACGATGTTCTTATTGAAGCGACGGCTACAAGTAGTTCTGTGGCCAAGTATGAACCAAACGCGGTTGTTGGTGAAGACACTGAACCTTTGTCCGGCGGTGATCAAGACACTGTTTCGGCTGCGTATGACGCAGTTGTCCTTTTGGGATATACAGTGCAATTACCCGCTTCATGGATGCAGGGTATCTGTATGAAAAACAACCCTAATATTATTTACGTAAAACAGTAATACTATGGCAGAAAGATTAAAGTATAGTTCTCTTTTTGGAGAGCTCACAAGGCAAACTCAATTGCGTTTTGATGCAGTATCAAGACAGCATAAAATGCTGTTTGATAACGTATTCTATGAGAGATTTTTCAATTGGGACTATCCTTCCATTGGATTAAACTTTGAAGAAATTAAGGGCAAGTATAATGTCACTATCGCGGCTGCAACAATTGACGATAAGTCGAAAGAACCGGTATTGGGCACTCATGGGCTTGAAACTATTGCTCAAAAGGTGCTCCACCATGCAATTACGCTGCCTTTGACTATCGACGACTACAGAAAGATTTTGCAAATTTTGGATAGCAAATCTATTCCGGAAGAAGCCGCAAAAAGACAGCTTATTGACCTGATGTGGGGTAATGTTAGAACTCCGGTTCAAGGCGTACAGGCAAAACTGGATATCATCGCTATGGGAGCGTTATCCAATGAAGGTATTGCCACATTGGATGAAACGAATAACCCTGAGGGTGGCGTTAAGACGACTATTGATTATAACATGCCTGCTGAAAATAAAGGTGAGGTTACTCTGAAATGGAATGATGAGAACATTGCTAATGTAGATGTATTCGAAGATATTCAGACCATCGTAGATGCTTTCTCCGATAAAGTAGTCTTTGATCGTATCTTGCTTGCTCCTTCTAAAATTTCTTATATTCTTCGAAGCAAGAAGATGAAGCAGGTAATTTTCGGAACAGATAAGCAGAATAGCCCATTGCTGCTGAATGATCTCAACGAATTTATGAGATCTAATGAATTGCCGGTCTTCGAACCGGTTAGACGTCAGTGTTTGATTCAGAACAATGGTACATTCACCCCTTACAATCCGTGGAATGCAAAGAACCTTGTCTTTATTCCTTCCGGCAGTTTGGGGACAATCAAAAATGCCTATGTCAATAACGAATTAAGGCCTGAACCCGGCGTTACTTATTCCAACTATGGTCGCATTCGTGTAGCTCAATGGGGAGTAGGTGAAACTCAGAACTCGAATGGTGTTGAGTTTGTAAAGGCTGAAACATTTGCTTTGCCTGTGATCACGGAGATCAATGGTATTGCGTCGTTGAACACAGAACCTGATTGATAATGAAAGTCGCTGATTACATAACACAAAAGATCGGTTCCTTCGGCATTGAATTGTCGGAGGCCGATCTTGTGGATATAACTTTGAATAGTTCTATATCACTTGAAAGTGAGATTGCTCAAGATAATATAAATGAAGTAAATAAGGCTATTGCCGAATTTATTCCATCATTGCTGGCTCATCCTACATCTGTTAATGAGAGTGGGTTTTCTGTTTCTTGGGATAAGGACGGTATCAAAGTGTATTATTCATTGTTATGTAAGCAATTAGGCATAGAGGATGTTTTATCAAGTAGAATCTCTGACGCTTCAATGTATTGGTAATGTATTATGCACCTCACATATTAGAAAAAAAAGTCGTAAAAGAATACGAATACGATGAAGACGGCAATCCTATTCCGGGTACAGACGGAGATAGTTGGGAGCGAGTTTGTAAGTGTAAATGTTACGATCAGAGTGCTGACCGTGCCTATACAGTTAATGGTGTTACTTACCCTTACAAATATCGTGTTGTGACAGAAAAGGTAAAAATTAATGCCGGAGATGTCGTTCGTGTTTTGAATGCTGACGGTTCTCTTCGTGGTGAGGGGATAGTAATCAATCCTATGACAACGGATTATCTAAACTATGGGCAAATATGGCTGGAATAATTACTGCTAAATATGATTTTTCAGATGTTGATAACTTCTTTGAAGAAGTTTTTAGCGAAGTATTCGCTCATCTTGTAGAGATGGGGGAAAGGGCTTATGAAACGGCTGTTAGAGAAGGAAAATATAACAATATTACGGGAAATCTACGCAGTTCGTTAGGCTATGTGGTGGCTCAGGATGGAAAGATAATCAAAGAGGGAGGATTTAAGCAGGTTCAGGGACGTGGAGAAAACTACGAAAAGGTATATTTCACCACCAAAGCGCAGAAAACAGTCCAGTTTTGGGCGCGAGGTAAGTCCGGCGATGGTAGTGATGGAAGCCGACAAGGTCTTGAATATGCGAGAAGCCTTGCCTGTAAATCGAAAGGTTTCACACTTATTGTCGTTGCCGGTATGGATTATGCAAGTTTTGTCAATAGCAAGGGATTACGTGTGATTGATGATGCAGAGATAACAGTAAGGACAATGCTACAATGATAGTTACAACAGACATACAGACTATACTTTATAAAGATGCCCAAAAACTGGGAATCAAGAAGGTGTATAAAGACGGAGCGGTTCCCGAAGGAGACGTGAAGTCCGAGCGAGTTGTTATTATCGTTAATTCGGTAGAGCCGGGCACCTATTGGAAAGCAGGATTTGTTCATGTGAATATCTGTATTCCTTATCTTGATCGTAAAGGAACAGCTCCTCTTACAAGACTTAATGCTTTAGAAAGGTTGGCTGTCAAGGAATTACATTCCACTTCTACTTACGACGGTACATCTTATACATACGAGGTCGATACGACAAGGATAGAAGAAAACAGGGATTTAAAATGTTTCTATGTAAATGTGAGAATATTATTTCAAGTATTAAATGTAAAAGAATAAGAATATGGCAGGAAGAACAGTATCCGTGATTGGAGTAAAGCAAATTCTTTATGGAGAGCCATTAGAAGCAGCTCCAACTTATGCAACACTTGAATCATTGTTTACTTCTTTCAAAGAAGTTCCCAATGTACATCAAGGTACATATGAGTTTACCGAAGAAGACGGTACAACAACAGAGTTTAAGGACGAATTGACCGGACAGACATACCGATCATCTTTTGAAGCAGGATCAGTAAGTCTAAACTGGACGATTGGCGCCTATGACTTTGACACTAAGGCGGAATTGATGGGTGGTAAACCATTAGATGATAGCAAAGGCTGGGAAAGAGGAAACTCAGGGGAACAGCGTTATAAATGCGTTGTTGCTGTATCTAATGATAATGTAGCGATTATTTTCCCTAAAGCAAATGTTATAGGGCGCGGAGCGTCTACCGATGGAGCCGTTGGTTTAGCTATTTCAGCCATTCCTTTGAAGGTTTCGACTACCATTGCATCAGAATATCAGTTTGATGTTGAAGGCAAAACTTTAAAGGGAATTTAAAGTACCATTAATGAATCACAACAGAAAGGGGCAGGCGGATACATTCTGCCCGTCCCTTTCTTGCTTAATATGAATATCCAATGAACAAAGCAGCAAATTTAGTCGCTAACGCTATTTTAGGCGATGACCTCAAAGTCGTCATTTTGGGAAGTAAAGCATATACCATTCAGTCTCCTACAATAGCTGTTATATGTAAATCAATAAAATATCTGTCTTGTATAGATCGTACCACAACAGGTAAAGAAGAACTGAGTAAAGCAAAAGAAGATTTGGAGAATCTGCTAAAGGGATTGTCTGTTTTCATTTTTGACGATCCGAATAAATATACAGAGATTCAAGATGCGACAATGAAGGAATTGAAAGAAGCACTTGAAACGGTTATAAATCTAATCTCCGCAGAGGATTTTTTCGTCTGTGCCGCCTTAGCCGAGAGCGTGGCAAGAATGGCGGCGATACCAAAGTGATAGGCAATGAGACGATGATGGGGCAAATTGCCACATTCATGGAAACTTTAAAGCTAACTTATAATGAGATAGTGTATCGTATTCCATATAGAAATCTATTATTAATGCAAAAGGATATTCTACACCAAGTCACAGGTGATCTGATTATCGAGCGAGACGGACGTTATTTATTGAACCGGACAAAGAAAGAGGGGTAATTTATGGCAAAACTTAGTTTTGATGTTTCTGCCAAATGGCAAGAAGTGCAAAAACTCAGAGAAGAGGTAGAAGCTCTGAAAACGGCTCTTAAAGACTTTAATGTTGCTGGTGACATGAAGGGTTTCGAAGAGTTAAATAAGAAATATAAGGAATCGACACAGAAACTGAAAGAATATGAGCAGCAGGTTCAAAATTATCAACGTATTATAGATCAGCTTAATGTATCTAATGGAGTAATGGAAGGCGCACGACAGATGGCATCGGAGCTTAATAATGCTACGGATGTATTTGTTGAACAACAGTTGAAAGTCAAAGCCTTAAATGAAGATGTCAAGAAACTAAATAAGTCTTATTTGGCATTGTCTGATATAGACAAGAGGGGGCAAAAGGGATCAAATATCTTGACTGAATTAAAGGAAATAACTCACCAATATACAATAGAAAATGAGGCTCTAAAAAAACTCAGAAAAGAATATTCCGACAATATAAAAATAGAAGGGGTGGCAGCGGATTCTCTTGTTTCCCTGAGAAAACAGTTGTCATTACTTAATGCAGAATATGATCGTCTGTCCGCTTCGGATAGAAAGGCTGCGATCGGAACCGATTTGCAAAAGCAGATACAGTCGTTGAATACCGAGATTAGTGCGGCAGAACAGGCTACCGGCCGATATCAAAGAAATGTAGGAAACTACGCTTCTGCCTGGAATGGTTTGGGAATGTCGGTACAACAAGTAGCGAGAGAATTGCCATCTTTAGCTATAGGATGGAATACTTTCTTTTTGGCCATATCAAACAACCTCCCTATGCTTGCAGACGAGTTAAAGAAAGCGTCGGCAGAATACAAGGCTTTTAAAGCGGCTGTTGCGGCCGGGAATAATGATGTAGCTAAAGTTGCGCCAGTATGGAAACAGTTAATTTCGTCTATTTTCAGTTGGCAAACAGCACTTGTTGTAGGTATTACTGTACTTTCGATGTATGGGAAAGATATTATTGAATGGACGAAGAATTTGTTTGGACTAAATAATGCAATAGATTCAGTTACAAAAACACAAAAAATATTAAACAGCTTACATTCAGATTCTGCAAGAAGTTCTGCGGAGGAGGTTGCTCAAGCCAAAATATTATATAAAATAACCCAAGATGCAACTCGAACAATTAATGAAAGAACAGCTGCTGCTAAAAAATTGCAAGAGTTATACCCAGATTATTTCGGAAATTTAAGAACTGAAATAATATTAATTGGCAATGCTAAAAACGCTTATGATGATCTATATAAAAGTTTGGAAGATGTCGCTTCTGCTAAAATTATATCAAATCAAATTTCTGAAAATGAGAATAAAATGGTGGATGCCATTAATAGGAGAAATGAAGCTCAAGCAAAACTTGTTGAATTGAACAAGGAATTAGAAAAACAGCAGAAAAGCAATGATATGTGGAATAGCAATGCCCCTGCAATTGCTGCCTTAACAGATCAAATAGGTTTATATACTAAAAAGCTCAATAATGCGAATGAGCAAATTAAAGCATTGAATGAATCAAATGATAAATTAATAGGGGCGTATAAGATAACATCTACACCTGAGACAGATATATTATTTAAAGACCTCTCAGCTATTGACACATATAAAGAAACTCTATCTAATCTGGATAAACAATTATCAATGTTCATCATAGATCAAGAAGAGTACAATAGAAGGGTAAATGAAGCTAAAGGAGAATTGATTGCTGCTGCTGATGCCGCAAATATAGGAGGATCTGCACTGGAGAAAATGCGAGATGAATATGTTGCGTTTAATAAGGCCTCTATCGGTAAGGAACAAACTGAAAAGCAGAAAAAAGAAGCAGAGAAACAAAAACAGGTTCAGGAAAGAATAAATAACGAACTATTAGAACTTCAACGTCGTAACGAGCAATCCCGGATTGATCTGATGGAGGAAGGTTCCGATAAGCGCATTGCCCAAATAGAGTATGATTACGATCGTGAAATAGAAGCTATCCGTAAAAAGGAAAAGGAATGGAGGGAGGCGCAAGGAGGAAAACTGACGCAAGAGCAGACTGTTGAAATAAAAACGGCCGTTACGCAGGCAAAAACTACCCGTATGCGTTCTACTCAAGAAGTGGAATATGAGCAGGTTGAAGCCCAGCGTAAGGCTATGAATGATTATTTGAAAGAATATGGTTCTTATCAGGAGAAGAAAATGGCTCTTGCAGTCGAATATGGTCAAAAGATCGCTAATGCTGAAACGGAAGGCGAAAAATTGATGCTTGGTAAGCAATGGGATAAAGAATTGCTTGATCTTGAAATTAAGACCAAAAATTCTTCAAATGCTATTATTGCTCTTTTTGGAGATATGCGCGATAAATCTTTGAAGGAGCTGCAAGAACTTGCTTCAAAAGGTCAGGAAGCACTTGATTTTATCAAAAATGGTAAATGGGACGCAACTGTTGGCTCAAAACTAGGTATAACAGAAGATGAATTTAGACGCTGGCAAGAAGCACCAGAAGCTATACGGCAGGCCGGTGAATCGCTAAGGGGAGTAAAAGATCAAGCAGAGACTTTACAGCCTGCATTTGATAAAGTAACACAAGGCTTAAAACGTTTTTTCGCCGCAGGGAATGATCCTAAGAAATTAACGGAATCATTGCAGCTTATAAATGAAGGTGTAAATGAGGTTACTTCTTCGGTCCAATTTTTGTCTAATACATTTGGCAAGCTGGGCGACTCGTTTGGTGGGGTATTTAGTGGCATAGCTGAAGGTTTGAATATCGCAATGGATGCTGTTAATTCGACAATGCAAGGAGTGCAAGCCGGAGCAATGTTTGGCCCCATTGGAGCCGCAGCCGGAGCAGCTATTGGCGTCGTTTCTTCTTTGGCTTCCGCTATCGCTAAAATTCATGATAAAAAGAATGAAAAGCGCATCCAGAAATTACAGGATCAGATTGATGTACTTGATGCATCATATGAAAAATTAGGCCGATCAATAGAAAAAGCCTATTCGACTGATGCTTCTCAACTGATAGATCAGCAAAATAAACTTCTTGAGCAACAAAAACTTCTTATTCAGCAACAAATCAAAGAAGAACAAGACAAGAAAAAATCAGATGACAATCGTATAAAAGAGTGGCAGAAGCAATTAGACGATATTAATGCTCAACTTGAAGAGAATAAAGAAAAAGCGATAGAGGCCATCACTGGGACAGATGTTATGTCCGCTATTGATGAGTTTGCTAAGGCCTATGCTGACGCATGGGCTACAGGAGAAAATGCCGCAGAATCATCCGCTAAAGCTGTTCAAACACTCATTAAAACCGCTATCATAGAGTTTTTAAAAAAGAAGCTGTCTCCTTCGGTTCAAGATTTCATGAAGCAGTTGGCCGACTATATGTCCGATGGTATCGTGTCGCCATGGGAAGAAGCCGAATTGAATAAGTTGAAGGAAAAGATGGACAAGGAGGCACAAGAAATATTTGAAAATTCTGGCAAATGGCTAAAGGATGAAAGCAAATATGAGCAACAGGCAACAAGCGGAGGATTTGAAGTAATGTCTCAAGATTCAGCGAATGAATTGAATGGGCGATTTACGGCTTTGCAAATGATTGGGGAAGAAATTCTTTTGTATTTGCAGAGTTCTAACCAGATTGCAAATCTGCTGTATATAAGTGCAAGTATTGATTCGATAAATATAAGAATTGCGTCATTGTATGATATTGCAGATGAAACTCGCGTGATGATGGCTAATATATATATAGAATTGCAGCAAATTAGTGATAATACCGGAGATACGGTAAAGCAATTAAAAGAAGTAGTTTCCAAGTTGACAAAGATAGAAAACAATACAAATAATTTATAGTATGAAAGTTCATGATATAATGCAGAAAGCAATCTCTTTAGGTGCTTGTTGTGAGTCAGGAAAAGCTACAGACTGGAAAAGTTTGTGTTGGCTTTTCTTTTCCCCACAAGGTCGGGAGTTTTGCGAACATAACAACTATCCACCCCTAGAATCATTTAGGGGGATGGCCAAGAATGTGAAACCGTTTGGGGTTTATGTGGATTGTGGATATATTGAACTCTGCAATAAACCAAATGTTGCAGTAGTAGGAAATACCATTGCGAGCTTGTCTTATGATGATAATACAAAGGTTCATAAGGTAATGCTCATGCACGGGGGAAAGGCTAAAATAGAAGCAACTAACTATTCCGTGATATTAGTTGTAAATATCGGAGGATGTGAGGTCGATATTATAAATGACGGAACTGCAAAAATATTATAGATTATGTTGGGAGACTTATTTATAAACAGTAATGATGCTTGGGGAACATATAGGGTTGCTATGGGGGAAAGCTTTATTCAGAACCTTCTTACTCCTGCCGGCAATAAGGATTTTATAGAAAGCGAAAGCCGCCTTGAAAACGGGAAGATGGTAATATATAACAATCCTAAAATTTCAAGTCGTGATGTGACATTGACATTTAATATTCACGGCGATACTCCCGAAGAATATTTATCCAATTATGCAAAGTTCGTTTCGGAACTCCAGAAGGGGAAAGTTATAGTTCGGGTTCCAGCTATTGGCATGTCCTTTATTCTTGTTCATAAAAAATCTACGAGTTTTGCTCTTGACAGGTCGCGTATGAACAGCCGGTTATCTGTTAAGTTTGAAGAGCCTAATCCTGATGATAGAGATTAATTCACGACAATCATATTATTGTCGTATTTAGGAAGTTCAGAAAATTGGACTTCCTTTTTTTATCCCTGAACTTTGAACATATGATTGATATAAGGGACATATCAGACAGAATCAAGTTGTCAGTATCAATAGGATCGAGTTCATTGCATCGATTTGAGCTGATGAAAGAGGATTATATTAGTATTGTATTCTCTTTAGAAACTCCGGTACGATTGGAGATAGGAGACAATGTTGATTATGAAGGCTCGCTTTATTATATAACAGATAAAGTATACCCAACATTTAATACTTCTAACGGTGGATATGATTATACACTCAGGCTGGAATCACATTATTATCGATGGAAGAATCATATACTTTTTTATGATCGACAAGGAAATAAAGAAGCATCTTGGAGCCTTACCCGTTCCCCGGAAGCGCATTTGAGCATTGTCGTTTCCAATCTCCGTGCAATAGGATTTACTTTTAAAGGCAAGGAATATCAAGCTATAGTGGATAGCACTGTTGATCCTGTAGCTAAATTTGTGCAGTATAACAACACAAACATCATAGATGCTCTGACAAAAATAGCGGAGGCATGGGAATGTGAATGGTGGGTTGATGGGGATAAAATATATCTTGGACATTTGGAACATGGGGAACCTGTAAACTTGGAAATAGGGAAGGAAATATCTTCAATGTCAAGGAGCCAGAGTCAGGATATTTTTGCAACAAGACTATATGCTTTTGGATCGTCTCGAAATCTCCCTTCTGACTATCGGAAGGGAGAAACGGGGGCAGTCGTCGAGGGTGTCGTCCAAAAAAGACTGATGCTTCCTGCTGGGACTCCGTATGTGGATGTTATCGAAGGCTTGGAGGAAGAGCAGGTTGTTGAAGCGGTCATTATCTTTGAGGACATCTATCCTCGTGTGACCGGAACGATAACTGAAGTAATTCCTAAGGAAATCACGGATGAGGATGATTCTGGCGATCCTATCACATTCACTGTATATCGGTTCAAGGATGCGAATTTGACATTTAAAAAAGAATATATTCTTCCCGGACAGGACTTGCACGTCATATTTCAGACCGGTCCCCTTTCGGGAATGGATTTTGCTTTGGAATTCAACCCGGAAAGATTGCCGGAAGATAACCCGGAAGCGCAAGTGTTTGAAATAGTACGCAATGATACTTATGGACAGACTTTGCCAGAAAGCCCACTTATTCCAGGTATAGGGAATAAATATATCTTGTACAATTTTGATACCCGTTATGTAAATGACGCTCTAATTCCACAGGCTGAACAGGAACTTTTGGAAAGAACGATTGCATATAAGGACAAGGTCGTTTCTGATCCTTCGACATATACATGCAGTCTTAATTCTTATCGGGTTTCCGGTTATGATGAAAACAATGGGTTGTTAAATCCAGAAAAAGAAATCAACCTGTTGCCAGGGCAAAAAGTAAACCTTATAAATAAGGCGTATTTTGAGAACGGTCGTATCTCTCGTGTAATCGGCTTTGAGAAGAAGTTGGATATCCCCTACGATTCCCCTGTATACACAATCGGGGAAAGTGCAGCCTATTCCCGATTAGGGGAACTGGAACAAAAGTTAGATAATATTCAGTTTAAAGGGAATACTTATGTGAATCAAGGTGGCGGCTTTGGTGTTTATATCGTGAAAAAGGATGATGCTACTGCTGCTTCAGATGAAAATGTATTTTCAGCACTGCGTACACTATATGAGATAAATAAGGCTTATGTAGACATAAGTGATATGTATCTTCGCAAAGATATCGACGATACCGCCCACGGGAATATACTTTTTGACAAGAAGATCGGCTCTTCCATTTTCATAGATGGCTGGGAAGGTAAAGGCTGGGAGATCCAGAGTACGGGCGCCGCCATATTGGATTCGCTTCGTGTGCGGAGTGATATCTATGTGGGGGGCAATACCGGATCGCCAACTTTTGCATCCGGTTTTACCGGTTGGGGATGGCAGATAGACACACCGACGGCCACCGGGGAGATGGACAACCTCTTTATTCGAAAGACATTCACTGCTTACGAGATTGTCTATTCCCAAATTTACGGTTTAGGAGGTAGCCAGATTGTTTCTGACATCAACAAAATAGCCAGAGTAGAAGTGATGTCTGACCGTTATCGCTGTTATATGGACGATATGGATGGTCTTATGCTTATGAACCTGCGTAAGGGTGACGGTGTCAGGATACAGACACGGACGGGAACGACCAGTATCAAGTATCTTTTCGGACGTTGTATCGGTGTGGACAGTGACTATTTTGATATAGCTATTCCTCTGATAGAAGGGACAGGGCAACCGGAAGCCGGAGATTTTGCCCTTCGTTGGGGTAACAATGAAGATACGGACCGGCAGGGATTGATATATCTAACAACGGCCGATAGCGGTGCGCCATTTATCGATGTGTACGATGGTATTACTGATGCCAGCACCGAAGGCAAGTTGAAAGCCCGTATTGGACACCTGACAGGAATCAGGACACAGAGAGGCGATCAGTTGTCTGGTTATGGGGCTTATTTGAACGGGATATACGTTGAAAACTCGACATTCATTCTTCAAAACGGAGATACCATTGAGCAGACTTTTATTGCCATGAACGGCAAGTTTGAAAGCCTTATTGATAGTATCCGTAACGACATATCCGCAGAAGGTGGTAACATCCTTGTAAACTCTTCTTTCAGCCAGAATACAAACTATTGGACAGCCGCAAATAACGTTCATTTTATCAATGTAGGTGGAGAATATCTTTGGCTGGATGGTAGCTTCTATGTAGAAAAGGATCAAGTTGCCGATATTTATAATGACAACGGTCAAAACGTTCTGCGAATAAGGAACACGTATATCCTTCAGCAGAATGCTATAATGAATATCCCGGATCACACGGAAGAAGAGGAAAAGACGTATTCTTTCTCTTTGTTCTATAAGGTGCTCCGTCCCGGTTCTTGCGGTTTCGGTATTCCAGGAACTGAGTTGTATCATGAAGAGCAGCTATCGGAAAGCGACAGCTATCAAAAGCTGTCTAAGGTCGGGAAATGGAACGGGAAAGGTGATTTTGAACTGAGGTTCACTGGTGAGATACTTATTTATGGTGTAGGGCTGTTTTCTGATGAGATTGCGGATGCTATTGTACATCTACAAACTCAAATCACACAAAACGAAGAAGAAATTAAGTTACGTGCAACTAAAGATTATGTTGATGCCGAGACCGGTAAAATTTATACTAAATATGATACCTCTTTATCTTTAAAGGCAGATAAAGCAGAACTTACTTCGTTTAAGGAAGAATATGACGAATTCCAGCAAGTTGTACGAAGGGATTACGCTACTCAGTCCTGGACAAGTAGTAAAATACAAACCGAGGTGGGATCTTATGTTGATGGAGCTTTAGTTGGATATGCTACAACAAGTTGGACAAGTAGCCAGATATCATCTTCTGTAAAAGGACTTGCAAGTGAGAGTTTTGTTAATCAAACGGCTGAGGGTTTAAATATCAATATAAATAATTTAGGGAATAGAGTTGATAGTGTTGAAGGTGAATTAGATTCCGTGACAGATATAACCGGTGCATTTTATTCTTTTGGATCAAACAAAATGAGGTTAAATAGGCGTATAGAAATGGGATCTGGTTCTAATTCATCTTTTGTCTGTTTAGCGGGTATGTCTCCTGATATTACAGGTCCTGCATTTTGGGCGGGGAGCTCATGGGAAGATAGAGCAAATTCTGCTATACGTTTGGGGCATGATGGTGCGGGATGGTTAGCTAAGAAGAATATTTTTTGGGATATAAATGGGAATACCCAAATAACAGGTTCTTTGCAAACAAGTTCAGACGGGAAGAGAGTGACAATAAATCCTTCTAATTCTGATAGACTTATATCTTTTTACAATAATACGACTCTTGTTGGGAATTTAGGTATTGATACAGAAAATAATTATGCCTATCTAAAACTTGGTCCTAATTCAGCGTATAATATAAGATTGTCAACAGCCGGTCTTTTTTGGAATTCTCCCACAAACGACTTGGTATTTAATCTATATCAATATGGTGGGGTTGTACATATGAATGCGGCTTGGCCCACAGATCCGAATTCTTTAGAAATAAAATTCAGGAGAGGGGAAATTTATGTGGATTCAAATAATTATCTAAGAATTAGTCCTTTATAGTAAAATAATTAAAAAAAAGAATTATGAAAGTAAATTTTCACATTAATTTAAAAGAGTTTGACGGAACAGATGCAGTAGAAGAAAAAAAAGTAATGCAGGACGGACGAGTTGTTACGGTAAAAAGCCCTGTAATTATAAATGATCTTGTAGGAAAGGCATTGTATAACGGAGGTGGGCTTGAACGTGCAGGGAAAGCAGATACCGATAACGACTATAGATTCAAGGCCTATAAACTTTGTCAAAAAATAATTGCTTCTACGGGTGAAATTGATTTATCTCCAGAAGAACTGGTTATGGTCAAACAGGCTGCTACAATTTATAGTGCCGCCGGAGTATATGCACAGATTGTTGAACTTGTAGATCCTGAAAAGTAATATGGCGACAAAGTTATCTTCTATACAGAGATCCGTGTATAAAAATACAATAGGAGATGTTGATATTCAATATAACATTTCGCAAGAGACGGGAAAAGATGCAACAAATATTACCGGAGTTTTAAAAAAAGGTGAAGTTCGTCTTGGAGAAATAAACATAGCCGTAGATGGTACAATGAACATTTATACCCATTCCGGCTTGAATAACGACGAGAAGAAAAACATCGTATCTACGGTTATTGACGATGTACAACAAATTTATAACGAGTTGAATCAATAATAGATTAACACCTATGGCAGCAGGAGATATCATATTATCAGACGGGACAACGATCACGCCGGAAGACTTGCAGAAGATTGCGGCAGCGGTGGAGGATTTGATTGCGTCTACGGCGAAAGATCCGGGGCAGTACGAAGAGGTAAGTTCACTTACCGGTGTGTCCTCTCTTCCCGCCTTTCAGGTATTGGGTAGCACATATAAGCTTGTACGTGTTGCTCTGTCTGTCTTGAAGGGTGTAGATGGACGTGAAGTATTCTTGCAGGTAAATCAGGATAAAACCTATATCCAATGGCGTTATACGGACGGTAATTGGCAGAATCTTGTCGCTTTGTCCGATCTGAAAGGTACTGCCGGTGATACTCCTGTTTTCCGTACCGGTAGCACAGGCATTGAATGGAAGTACACCAGTGAAGAAGATACAGCTTATCGTGTACTTGTCCCTTACGATGATTTGAAGTTGAAGTTTTCCGATCTAACGCCGGAACAGAAAGACGAGTTGAAATTGCATTTTTCTGATTTGACGGAAGAAGATAAGGCAGAATTGAAGGGTGAAAAGGGTGATATTGGTCCGCAAGGTCTTAGAGGAGAACAAGGGATTCAAGGAGAAACAGGCCCGCAGGGACCTATTGGCGAAACTGGTCCACAAGGCCCTGTTGGGCCTAAAGGCGAGCAGGGAGTAAAAGGCGATAAAGGAGATACGGGAAGTGGTTTTAAGGTACTTGGATATTTTAGCACGCAGGAAGAATTAGAGTCTGGAATAGTTTCCCCACAAGCTGGTGATGCTTATGGCGTTGGTAAAGGTGCTCCGTACGACATTTATATTTATGATGCAATCAATTCCGTGTGGAAAAACAATGGTCCGCTTCAAGGTGCTCAGGGTCCAAAAGGCGACAAAGGTGATACCGGTCCTCAAGGACCTCAAGGTGAAAGAGGTGATATAGGTCCTCAAGGTTTGCAGGGTATTCAAGGCGATCCTGGCCCTCAAGGTCCTACGGGAGAACAGGGCCCGAAAGGCGATAAAGGAGATCGAGGTCCAGAAGGTCCGCAAGGCCCAGCAGGAGAAGATGCGGCTATTACGGTAGATGCTCCAAAAGACGGAAAAACCTACGGGCGTAACAATGGGGCGTGGTCGGAGATAGTGGCGAGCAATCAGTATCTGGATGTTGCAACTTTATTCCCAGAGGAGAATGGTACATTGTCAGATGAAAATTATCAAAAGGTAGTTGATGCAGTAAATAAAGGAATAACAACAGCAAGAATTGAGACTAACCCTGATGGATTTGGCCCGATAACAATTAATAATTCTACTGAAATATATGGTATTACAACAAATATTTTAGCGGTAGACCCCAGTGATCGTTCTATATGGTTGACAATAATAGCCATAATTATTAATAAGAGTGACAAGACCTATACTTTGGTATCTAATCGACAAAGTTTACAAAATACTGGCTCCGGTACAAAATACCTCTCCGACAACGGTGAATACCTCACTCCCCCTACCGCCACCTCCGCCACAGCGGGGTATATGTCGGCGGAGGACAAGAAGAGGGTGGATGATATAGTAAATTTCGGCACAGGGAGTAATGCTGTCACCACTCTTGTGAATATACCGACAAGCAAGAGGTTGGTTAAGGCTACCCTATCCTCCGCTTCAAACCTGTCGATAAATGAGTCTGCAAGGGCATTGAATGTAGGCGAAGAGATATATCTTGATTGTAATCCTACCGCTTCTTTTACGCAGCCCATCCCTACTACTGGCAGTTTTAGATCAATGTCCGGTAGTTCTATTACCACTACTTCCGGCGTGCCTTTCGAGATGTCCATTTTGAAGATCGCTACGAGTGGTGTCATGTATTCAATAACCGTTAAAGAGAAGGATTGATATGTTGAGAAGAAGGACGATAGGAAGTAAGAAGTTAGTATTCTTTCAGAAGCGGTTTTATCCGGCAGGAAATTACACATGGACGGTTCCACCTGGATGTACGGAGGTTGATGTGTTTCTTGTCGGTGGTGGGTGCGGAGGCAATAGAGGATATACAGATACAGGAGGAGCTGGAGGATATACAAAAACCTTTAAAAAAGATACATCCGGATGGAGAGATGGTGATGCTATCCCTGTTATACCGGGTCAGTTAATTTCAATAATAGTTGGCAAAGGAAGTAGTAGAAGTTCTAATAGTACTCCACCTAATGATGGTGGATACTCGCAATTTCTAAACTCGAATTATAGAGCTTATGGAGGGAGTATGTATGGATACGAAAATAGTCCATGGCATTCAGATGGCGGTTCAGGTAGCGGTGGAGGAGGTTCTATAGGAGGTAATGGCGGTTCGGATGGTGGTAATGGATCAAACGGCAGCGCTCATGAAGGAGGTATAGGACAAGGTCATACGACTCGAGATTTTGGGGAATCTTCAGGTAAACGGAATGCTGCTGGTGGTGGAGGTGGTGGTAGTGAAAGATATGGAAAAGCAGGAGTATCTGACTATACAGAAGGTAAAGGAAGTGGAGTAAATGGTGGCGGTGGTTATGGTGGTGGTGGTGGATCAGAAGGTGACGGCGGTGATGGCACTGTCCTGATCCGATACTGGGCTTACGAAGAATAAAAACAAATATAAGTGATATGAGTAAATATATATACATACAAAAAGACGCAGCAAACATATATGTCACAATGCCGGAAAAGCTCGATACAGCAAACAACGATATCGGCACAACATGGGAAGATTATGTTGCAGGAAAGTACGTTTTGCTGACAGAAGAACAGATTGCCTTTAAAGAGGCAAACGAAGGTGCATCCGTAGAAGAAGTGTTCAATATGCAATTGACGCCTATTCCCGAACCGACACCGGAAGAAAAACTTCAAATTGCAAAAGACTTGAAGCGTCAGGAAGTCTACAACACCGACTACCGGCACTATTACATAGAGGACAACGATGTATATACATACGACCGTTTGTCTCTAAAAGACCAGTGTGCCCGAAAAGATACGGTTGAAGTAAACGGGAAATCGTATAAATCATCTCTGTTATTGGAAGCTCTCAATGAGATGGCAGACTACAATGATATCTGTATAGGTCTATCAGAAAAGTTACTCTCTGATATTGAAGCTGCCGAGACAGTGGAAGATGTAGAAGCGATTGAGGTGACGGGCTACCCCGATGTAATCCATAGAACAACAGCCGAATTACAGGAAGCCGTAAACTATACGAAAACGCACGATTCAGAGAAGCAGTTATCCCGTATCACCCGTAAATCTGTGTCTGCAATGTCACTGACGGATGATGAAGCGATTGGTGCCAAATACGCACATGCGGAATGGAAAGAATTTATTAACGGGAAGTTGGATACCGGCAACCGGGTAATTAACGATGACTGGTTATGGAAAGTCCGGCAACCGATAAATCCGGTTCTCGAAATATATCCTCCTTCGGTAGATACGGCTGCCCTTTATGAGCGCATGGACGAAAATCACAAAGGCACTGAATACGATCCCAAACTCTATGCGCCAGGCATGACGCTTGAACAGGGAAAGTATTACACGGAAATGGAAGACGGCGTAAGGAAGAAATATTACTGCTTTTATGGTACGATTAATCCGGTATATGCCCATTTGAAAGAATTGATTAACATAAATGTAAGATTGGTATGATAACTATTTTGACGATTATTTCAATGCTTGTTATTGCGGCCTACACGGCTGCCGTGTGTGTAAAGACTAAGGGTGTACCTTATTCCATAAGTGCAACCTATTACTACCTGGAGCATAAATTGTGGTTTATGGCAACAATGTGGCTGACTGCCGGTTTATTGATGCCTGCAATATTGGAGGTAAGTAAACCAAACACGGAATGGGTTGCATTTCTGTCCTGTGCTGGCATGTTCTTTGTTGGTTCAGCTCCCAATTTCAAAGATGATTATGAGAGCAAGATACATTCTGCTGGAGCAATCATCTGTATTGCCGGATCGCAACTTTGGGTGGCATTGAACCTCTGGCCAATGTTGTTAGTATGGCTTGCCTATGTAGGGTATACTGCATTAAGCATTGCCAAAGAAAAAGAGGGCACATTTTGGTATAAGTTCTACCAGAGCAAGCCGATGTTCTGGATTGAGATAGCAGCCTTATTATCCACTTATTTAGGCATATTATTTTTACTTTAAATGATGGAAATGCAAGAAATAGTCCAGTTGATAGGATCATTTATCAGCGCAGCAGGCCTGCCGTTAATTGGAGCATTCATGTTTTATGAATCTCGAAAACGTAAGGCTGCCGCAGAAGCTAAAAAAGCAGAAGCGGATAACATTACTCAGTATGCTGATGAATGGAAAGAATTATACGAGAAAAAGGAAAAAAGAGTGGGTGAACTGGATACTAAAATAGATACTTTGTATGCAAAAATAGAAGAATTGCGTCAGCGTATCCGTGAGCTAACTGAAAAGAATACGGAATTGATAATTAGGAATAGTGCTCTTGATTTTCGGAAATGTAATAAACATGGATGTCCAGATCGAGAGCCACCCAGTGAGTTTTAGACAAGTTTAATTTAGATAATGGAGTAATATATTATGACAGCAAGAGGACTTAGAAATAACAATCCTGGTAATATTCGGATTAATAACGACTTGTTCCAAGGAGAAGTAAGGCCCAGTGAGGATAAATCTTTTAAACAGTTTACAACAATGGCCTACGGCTACCGGGCTATGTTTAAAATATTATCTAACTACTTCAAAAATTACAAGCTCGACACTATCCGTAAGCTGATTACCCGTTGGGCCCCACCGGAGGATAATAACCATACGGAAGCCTACATTATGGCTGTATCTGATTATGCCGGAATCCCGGCTGATGATCCGATCAATGTAAATGACCGTGAGCAGATGATCCGTATTGTGGCAGGTATGAGCCGTGTGGAGAATGGGGTAGAGGCTGATATGCCAGATGTGATTGACGGATGGAGCTTGTTATGATGGACGAAAGAGACAAAGACGAATTATTAGGTGGTTTGATCGGGTTATTGATAATAGCACTGATCTGTATGCTTACATCTTGCCGTACGCAAGTCCGTTATGTCCCGGTTGAAACGGTCAGAATTGATAGCGTGTTCTTTAACTCGGCCCGGATCGATAGCGTGCTTATACATGATTCGGTCTCTGTAATTCAAAGAGGCGATACCGTTGCCGAATATCGGTACAGGTACATCTATAAGTACAAGGACAGGGTAGACACGCTATATATAAACCGAACAGATACTATCCGAGTACCATACCCGGTTGAAATCGAAAAGAGGCTGACAGTCTGGCAACGGATGAAGATAGAAGTAGGCGGCTGGGCGATGGCGGCTGTCATTGTCATAATACTGATCGTTGTTGGCCGGATGGTTTACAAACTGAAGCAGTAGACTTTTGTTCATAGTCTCTTCCTATGGGGCTGGGAAGTAAAATAAAAGCCCCCAACGTATCACGTTTAACTGCTACATAAAACTGATACACAAGCATAGACACTCGCACGTTGGGGACTTAATATCTTCAACATGAATGTCTATGCTTTTGTTGCATTATGTGCGATAAGTTTTATGTAGCGAAGGCAAAGATATAACTAAAATTCAAACATTATGTGTAAATCTGAAATCTTTGCCAAAATATTAAGAATTGTCTCTAAAGAGACAGAAGTATCAGAAGACCTGATACTGTCAAAGTGTAAACGAAGTGATATTGTTGATTCACGCGGTATCATGGTTGTTATACTATCTGAATATAAATTCAGTGAATCTCAAATATCGTCATTTACCGGATTTACGCAGCAATCGATCAACAAGTTGAAAAATATCTACCCTGACAGAATACACAGAAATTATTTGCTAAAGGTTATAGTTAGGAATATACGTGAGTCGCTTGGTATGCCATTAAGGAGTTTGTAAATTATACTTAAATATTGCTAACCGTATATCGTTATTATAGTTTCAACTTATATATTTGCAATGCGTTTGATTGGAACATTAACACCTCCAATCCGGCGAACTGTCATTCGCCACCTCCGTCCTATCTCCCTTCAGAGAAAAAGACATAAGCCCATAGTCCTGTAGCTTTGGGCTTTTTTAGTTATGCTTGACAGGGTGTAACTAATATAGTTTGCCGATACAGGTCGGTGGACAAATCGGAAAGGAGGTGTTAATGTGAAAGATCAAACGCAAAAAGACGGCAAAATCCGTATTTTCTGTCGATATATTGTGAAAAATGGGAAGAGGATTTATCCTAAAAATTCTCGTTTCTTTTCTTTCTTGATAGATGACAAGAAATTGGCGTAATGCTGTTTTAAGGGGATGTACAGGAATCCCCTATTTTTATCTGATCATAGGGGATATAACGAAGGGCCGAATAACTTTTGTGTTAAACAGCCCTCCAAACGTGATACGCTGGGTACGAAGCCTCAACGTGCTAGTATATAATTTTATGCAGCAATCATGATGTTATTATTTTAGTCTCGTTATCTAATCCGACATATTGGTTGTCATTTCTAATGCCTGTAAGTCCGAACGGGGTTTTATGTTCAAACCAACATTGCATATTTAAATCATTGACTAATTTTACAATATGTAAGAGTGATCTTATTGTAAACCTATTTTCTTCAATATCAAATTCGTCTATATTG